TGGTGAAGTATCTTTTGATAGTACTGCCGAGATGAATTTTTTAACAGGAGCAAGACTATTTTATATAGATGCACCAACGGTAGATACTGAATTGGTAAATAAAAAATACGTTGATGATCAAGTATTCGCAGCCTCAGAAGATGCAGTGTATCAAGCTGGTGCGGGACTAGACTTAGATGGGTTAGTCTTTAGTCATGAAGATACTTCTACACAAGTTTCAAGTAATAATTCTGGAAGAACTTATATCCAAGATATAGTTTTAGATACTTACGGACATATAACTGGGATTACTACCGCTACTGAGACAGTTACTGATACTCAGCGTAGTGATGAAGAAATTAGAGATATAGCATCTGCACAATGGATAAATGGAACAAACACAACTGTGGTAAAAGACGATACAGCGAACACTATTAAAATCAACTCTGTTGATACAAACACAGAGTATACAGCTGGTGCGGGACTAGACTTAGATGGGTTAGTCTTTAGTCATGAAGATACTTCTACACAAGTTTCAAGTAATAATTCTGGAAGAACTTATATCCAAGATATAGTTTTAGATACTTACGGACATATAACTGGGATTACTACCGCTACTGAGACAGTTACTGATACAAACACAGAGTACACAGCTGGTAATGGTTTAGAACTCATAGGTTTAGATTTTAGTGTTAATGTTAATGAAGATGCATTAACAATAAATAATGATACAGTTACATTGAAAAATACTATAATTGGCAACAGAACATTTTCAAATAATTTAATAGTTGATGGTGATTTTACAGTCAATGGAACTACCACTTTTGTAAATACGACTCAATTAGAAATAACCGATAACATAATAACATTAGCCAAAGGAAATTCCGCAGGAAGTGGAGTTGATGCTGGTATAGAAATAGACAGAGGCACAAATCCACTAGCCAATCTTATATGGGATGAATCTGCATCTGTTTGGGTTGCTGGTACTGCTGGTTCTGAATTAGCACTATTAACAAATGTTGGTACAGGTTTATCAAGAAATAATAATGTAGTTTCTTTAGACACTACACAAGTTGCTATTGATTTAGCGGGTCTTGGATTGACTAATAATGGGAGTAAAATAGATGTTGATTTAGCAACAAATCCTGGGTTAGTTTTTGATGGAAATGGATTAAAGGCAAATATAGATAATAGCACGTTAATAATAAATGCAAGTGGACAAATTGAAGTTGATAATTCTTTTTTAAATGCAACACCTGTATATGATCTTACAACATTAGCAACATCATATACTTCTAACAATTCTGTAACAACTATAGCACTTAGTGCCACGCCTAGTGATTTTTCTAGAGTTTCAGTATTAGTAAATGGACAAAAACAAAAAGTTGCAGATGGTACCAATTCTTTAGATGCTTACTTTGTTGCATCAAGTGCAACTGGTGTACCACTTGCACTTGATGACTTAGATATCGGTGATTTGTTAGTATGGAATGCTGGGAATGCTGGTTTTAGTTTGGAATCAGGTGATGATGTAGAAATAATATATGAAGCATAATGTTATATAATATTACACTAATTCTATTTGTTATTACCATATTATGGATTATAATTGGATGTGTTGGTGTATTCCATAAACCAAGTATTCTTAATAAGTTTGTTGCTACAAACATATACTTCTACACATTTATTATATTGTTAGGTTCTGTGATGATTCTTTCTAGTATTTTAGTACTTAAATAATAATTAAAGCACCATGAAACTAGGTATTGGTTTAAATCAAAAAGTAATCCATTTATTGATACAATTGCATATTATAGATTTGATGAAAGTTCTGGTAACGCTATTGATCTTATTAATAACCACAACGGAACGGTTGTTGGGGGTGTCACTAGAAATGCTTCTGGGAAGCTAGGTGATGCATATGAGTTTAATGGCACTAATAGCTATGTACAACTCCCACCTTCTCTTTTTAACAGTTTAGACTATACTAACTTTACAGTATGTTTCTGGTTTAAAGTACTTGGTAATAAAACTTCATCATTTGAAGGTATTATATCTGATGATAGTCCTGTGATTGAAGATACAAAATTATCAATAAGTCTTCAAAATAGTAGTGGTCGCATATTTTTTGGGTATTCAGACGGTACAACTATAAATGGAGCAGGATCAACGCTAATACCTATTATAAATCAATTTTATTTTTTACAATATAAGTATTTAGACAATGAATCTATTGTTATAAAGGTGAATAATGAAGTTATTAATACATTAAGTGTGGTGTCCTCTCCAAGTGCCACAAATCCTATATCAGTTGGTGCTAGAGCTAACCAAGATCAGTCTCCATCATTATTTTTTGAGGGAATTATTGGTGACTTATTTTTTATAAACGGTCAAACTGATGAGGGACAAGATAAAATGTTATATAACAACGGTAATGGTGTATATTATAATGCTTGAAAGACTTAGAATATTGCATTATATTCTTCCACATATCCACGAAGGTACTTAACCATTAATAATATATAAATAAAAGCAAATTTTTAATGAGTCAGATTAGTGGAAAACAAATCAATAACAATTCAGTAAACTTATCCAAGCTTAGTGGTGATGGCAATGTATCTTTTGGTAACAACACAGTAGTTGAATTTTTAACTGATGCAAAATTATACTATGTGGACACACCTACTGAGTTAGGTGAAGTCACAAATAAAGGATATGTTGACCAAAAGATACTTGATTCTATTAATAATGCTTTTATTTTGACTTACATAAGTAAGTGGAATCCGATTACTAACACACCCACACTAACTGATTCTGATATTTCTAGAAGAGGTGAAGTATATAGAGCGAGTGAGCAAAGTACAATATTTTCAATAGCATGGAATATAGGAGATTACTTAGTATATAACGAAAATGGTATAATTGAAGTATCCAGAAATAGCGATAATGTTTTAAGTGTAAATGGAGAGATAGGTGATGTGGTTCTAGATTTAGACTGGGAATTAAAGACAGATGGTGTGTCTAGAAATAATATATCACCAGATAGTGGTATTAACCTAGTGAGTGGTAATAATATAACATTAACATATGATAATACTAGTAATAATAACTCTATTACTATAGATTCTGAATTAACAGAAAACCCGTTTGGTTTAGAAGGTCAGATTTATAAGATACAAACAGATAATACTAATACTATACAAGCAGAAGATAGCATAGTTGAGGGTAATTATATTAGAAGTTCAGACGAACTATCAGATGCACAACTAAATCCAACTACATTTACTTCATTTCAAGAAGTTTTTAATACATGGCAAAGATTTTCTCACAATAACTCTACTATACCAGCAAATGTGAATGAAACACAACAATGGAATTATACATCAGGCATAGACCAAATAAACACAACAGTAAACTCAACAACCCACATAGGCTTTGTTAGTGATATACCAATATCTAGCTATACATTAAATGCAACACTTACATCACCAGATAGTGATGATGATGGAATATGTATTGTTATAGCATACGTTGAAGATGAGAATGATTTAGTATCAAACCAAGCTTTTGGTCTAGACCAAGCATCATATCCTGGTTTGAATACAACTGATGAGTTTGTTCCTAACCAACATACTATAACAGTAATTTTAAGCAGAGGTGGTCTTAATGGTTCACTTAGTGGTTCTGCAACGAGTGAATATGTTATAATATACGATTTTAAAAAAGACACTGAACAATTATTAGAAAATGGGGGATCTTTAATAGAAACACCAACCACTAATTCTTGGAATGGTGCCGAGATTGATGTGAGAGTCGAAAGAGATGGTAACATCATAACAACCTCGGTCTTAAATTTCTCTGATTTAACACAAGATGTTACATTTGAAGACACAGAACTCACAATAGATTTAAACAGTTTGCCTATTTTAGAAAAGTTTAAAGGACCAGCTAGATATGGATTCTCTTCACTTAGTCAATTAAACAGTACTTATAAAAATATATCTATAAGTGGTAGTGGATTAAATGAAATATATGATCTTAGAACTGGTGAAATATACGAAGCAGATTCTAGTGGTACTTGGACGATAAATACTAGTAGAAATTTGGACAATGAACTTTTAAAAAGAAATATTATTTTTAATCCAAATTTTAGAACACTACTTTGGTACAAGGGTATTGGTAATTTTGTTACAATAAGTGAAAATTTTGAATTTTTTGAAGGAAACATATCAATAGACTGGGATCAAGTTCAAAACAAACCAACACTTGATAACTATGCCTCGTGGAATTTAAAAAGCAATGGTTTTCAAAGAACAGGAATATTTTCAGATGACTCTATAGATTTAGTAGAAGGTGATGGAATAGATATAAGTTATTCAGCAGGTGGTGTGATTAATATAGCTTCAACTTTCAGTGAGTCTGTTTTAGGTTTAGATTATAATAACAGTACAGGTATACTATCTACAACAACTGGTTACGGAATACCAACATTGACTAAGCAATCTCAATGGGATACTTCTTATAATGATGACATAGAGTCTATTGCAGTTACAGGCACTAACACTAAGACTATCACGCTTACACAAAGAGACGGTAGTATAATAAGCACTCAATGGACAGATTTAGACTCACTACCAGATGGCGATGAATACATAAATGCTTTATCTTTTAGTAGTAAGACTGGTGTATTAACTGCTGGGAGAACTGGAAACCTACCTGATATTACTGCATCTTTAGATGGTAGGTATTCTTTGCTAAACCATACTAACGAGGATTTAACACCTGGTACAGGTTTATCAGGTGATATTTATAATGGAAGTTCGGCAAGAACTTTTGCAGTAATATATGGCACAACAGCAAATACCACAACAGAAGGAAACGATTTTAGACTATCTAATGCTAGAACACCTTTAGCTCATTCACTAGCTTCTCATGAGGATGTAACAATTAGTAGTAATACCAATGGTGAAATTCTTAAATGGACTGGTACTACTTGGGTAAATAATACCTTATCACAAGCAGGTATACAACCAGCAGGTGATTATGCATTGGACAACAATGTAGTTAAGAAAACAGGGGAGACAACTCAATCTATAGAAGGTAAAGTAGGTATAGGAACTACAAACCCTAAATCTAAATTAGATGTTGATGGTGGAATAAAGGTGTCTGATGATACTGATGCACCCTCTTTAGATAAGGTAGGCACAATGAGGTATAGAAAAGATGGGGGTAATACATATTGTGAGATGTGTATGCAAACCAATGATAATACTTATGCTTGGATAACAATAATACAAAATAATTGGACAAGCGTAACCTTTTAAGTATTAACAAAAAAAATTAATAAATAATTATGGCAACTAAATTAATAGCAGATATCGTAGAAGCACCTACAATTAAATTAACATCAGGAGCAGTAGATGGTTACTTTTTAAAAACAGATGCTGATGGAAACGCAACATGGACACCAATATCTGCATCACAAGTTTATAAAGGTACTTGGAATGCAGATACAAACACCCCTACTTTAGCGGATAGTACAGGCGTTCAAGGACATTACTATAGAGTTACAACAGCAGGTACTTCTGATTTAGACGATTCAAGAATTTCTAGAAATAGGTCTATATCATATGATGTTGGAGATGACGTTATTCACAATGGTACTTTTTGGGAGAGGATACCAGGTGTAGGTTATACCCTACAAACAGCAACGGATGCAGTTCTAGGAGGTGTAAAAATTGGTAATGGAGTTAGTATTTCAAACGGTATTATTTCTGTAAGTACGGATGCAGAAACTTTAGATGGTTTAGATAGTAATGACTTTGTTAGAAGGACAGACAATATAGATGAAGAAGTAACTGGTAATAAAGATTTTAGAGACACTACAAGTTTTAATACTAACACTAAAATTAGAGATAATGGTGCTGCTGTTACAATTTTTAGTCAAAACTATGTAGGTACTCAAGCTAAAAGAATGCTTTTTAGGCCTAATGGAGATGTTTCACAAGTTGGTGAAGTTGAACTTGGAGAAGATGGAAATTTTGAAGTTCATGGAGATGTAACAGCAGATTCTTTTATAGGAAATGGAGCTAATGTTAGTAGTGTAGATGCTCTTACTTTAGGAGGACTGCAAAGAGCATCTGTTAATCAATCCAATGGTATAGTGTGGAATTATATACCTGTAGTTAAATCTGATGGACTTATGGAAGTTGGAAAAGCTATAGATTTTCATTTAACTTCAGATTCTGGTGTTGATAATAACGGAAGACTTCAACTTACTTCAGATGAAAATTTAAAATGGAGTGGAGATTTAACAGCAGATAGATTCTTTGAAAGCTCAGATAAAAGGCTAAAGACTAATATAAAGAAAATATCAAAATCTATTTATACTTATGAATTTAAAAAAGAATTAGGTAGAAAAATATATGGTACTATAGCTCAAGAAATAGAAAAAACAAATCCAGAAGTTGTTAAGAAACTAGAAGACGGTGGAATGATGTCTGTTAATTATAATAGTTTCTTATCTCTAAAACTTGCAGAGCAGGAAAATGAGAATAAAGAGCAAAATAATAAGATAGATAGCTTACAACAGCAAATAGACGAATTAAAGGAACTAATAAAAAACTAGCGGAAACGGTGGGTGTCGATCCCACTCGCCCTTTTACAGACCTACTGGTTTAGCAAACCAGCCTCTTTGCCAACATTGAGTACGCTTCCATTAAAATTATGCGGAAGATGTGGGATTCGAACCCACACGCCCTAAAGCAAACGGTTTTCAAGACCGTCTCCGCTACCCAGAATCTTTCGGATAAATCTTCCATAATTAGTAGTTCTAAGAGGATTCGAACCCCTATCTCTCGGTCCGTAGCCGAGTATTCTATCCATTGAAATATAGAACTAAAAAAGCCTTTCAAATAAATTCGAAAGGCTAATAATATTTTTAAAAAATAATTACACACACAATCGAATCTCTTTCGAAATTATTAAGCGACTTGAACTACTCGATGTGTTTATAAGTTTCATTATACTATATATTATTTTTATTAAACTCTAGCACGGACGGAGAATTTCGAAATCTCATCTACGATTTTGGAGATCGTTATTCTAGCCTTTGAACTACGTCCGTATTATTTAGGGTGTATGAGGGGTTTCGAACCCCCGACCTTTGGCACCACAAGCCAACGCTCTACCTACTGAGCTACACACACCATTTAATCTTGTGGAGAAGGTGGGGTTCGAACCCACGACACCTTGGTCTTCAACCAAGTGCTCTACCTACTGAGCTACTACTCCATGTGTAATCCTGGTGGGGTTCGAACCCACGACCCTCTGTTTAAAAGACAGATGCTCTAAACCAACTGAGCTACAGAATTATATAAAACAAAAAAGCCGAATTTCTTTCGAAGCTCGGCTTTAAATATATTTTTTACTATTTTTATATCAAATCATAAAATTAGAACAAATAACATTCTTTACCGAGTTTGGACTAAACCAAAACGACTTTTTACTAAAATGCTTAAATGTGTTAATTGTTCTCATTATTCTATATATTAAAATTATTTTCTCTCTTTATACTTTTCTTTAAAAATCTTATATTTATTTTACTATGCAAATATAAAACTATTAAATGGTTCTCACAAGTTTTATTATAATTATTTTTAATTATCCACCATATACATCAGTAACTCTATCATTACTAATAATAAAATTAATTCTATTCTGATTAGCATCCATATCTAACATAGGAGAATTACCATTGTTACTAACCACCCTTGTGACGTAGCCACCATTTTCTGCATGTTTAGAAGCTTCGTCCAAAGTCTTGCCAATATAGTCTGCCTTTGTTATAATTCCATTATCTCTAAGTTTCATATCTTTTATTATTTAGTATTATATTAATTTAAAACAATAAGTTTAGAAATGCGGCCTTAATATTTTAATATATATAATTATGAAAGTAACTAAGTTTTTAGAATTTGTGGAAAAGGATTTCGATGCAGTTAAATCTTTTCACATAAAGGATGAATTAAACACCAAAATTTGGGAAGAAGATAAAAGTATGAAAGAAGATGTGCGTGAAAAGTTATTAACTATATCACAAGACTTTTATAATACAACTAGCCTAAATGTTGAAATAGATGATATTACCTTAACTGGATCACTTGCTAACTTTAATTGGTCTGAAAAATATTCGGACTTTGATTTACATATAATAATAGATTTTGAAAAGGTTAATTCAGATACTAAACTAGTTAAAAAGTTTACGGATTCTGCTAAAAACCTATGGAATAAATCATATGATTTATATGTCAATGGTTTTGAAGTTGAAGTCTATATACAAGATATCAAAGAACCACATAGGTCTTCTGGTGTGTATTCAGTGCTTAATAGTAAATGGAATATAGAACCTGTTAAGGTTGACTTTATACCAGACGAGATGGATATTAAAGAAAAGGCTAAGGGTATTATGATGCTAGTTGATGACTTGGAAGACGAAATAGATAAATATGATTATAATGAATATAAAAAGCGTGTTAAAAAACTCTGGGATAAGATAAAAAATTATAGAAAGTCTGGTCTAGAAAGTGAAAGTGGTGAGTATTCTCTAAAAAATTTAGTTTTTAAACTTTTAAGAAGGAATGGTTATATAGAGAGAATTCTTGATTTAAGAAAAGAATCTTATGAAAAACAATTTTAATAATGATAAAGATATCTGAAATAGAAAATGTAATTAGCGATATATTTGATGAAAACAGTGGAATGGTTAATTCTGTCGAAACTTTATATGAATCAACTATTGATAAAAAGTTTTTAAAACTAGTTATTTCAATACATGGGTTAAAGGCTGAGGATGTATCTATAATACACACTAAATTTATATTTAAAGTAGATTTAGACAAAACTGTGTTAGAAGATAATTCATTTGTATATTTATATGATATAAATTGCGTTTACCATAAGGTAGATTTTGATTCAATTATAGATTTAAAGAAAAGAATGGAGGATATAATAGAGTCAAATGATTTTGGTGATGATTTACAAACACTATCAGACTTTATAGAAGCACCTGCAATGTTTTTAAATTTTTATATGAGGAAAAATAAGATAACAGACTATTCAGTATTTGAGGTTAAGTACCAGCCTAAATTTAAAACAACACCATGTTCTAAAACTACTTTTGATTTCGAAATAAACATAAACAATAGCTATAAGATAGACTTATCAATTAAAAAAGAGATACCAGAGGATTTGGACTCTAGCGTATATTATAGATTTTTTTATAAGTTTATGGGTGAAATCGAAGAGGTTGAATCAGATGATATAAAAAATATACATATGACTATTGGATCTAATATTTCTAAAATTCTAGATAGAAAACTTAAGAATAAATAAGATATCCTAAAACATTTTAAAGTCTTTATAACCCTTATTATGATCAAACCTAGATTCTAGGTATTTATCTAGTTCAATACACATCTCATATTCTTCATAGTCTGATAGTAATTCTATCACAATCTTTATTATATCTTTTGAGTATATTTTTAAGTTTTTACCATAAGGTCTGTTTGTGAAAATTCTTTCATAAACTTCATACGCATCAATGGTCTCAGTCATTATCGTTTTTGTTAAGCTTAAAGTTATCTTTATATATTCCTATTATGTTAGAATAATGCTCTAATATCCCATCCTTAAATTTATTATTATCATATTTTTGCTTTAGAATATACTCCTTTACATAATCTTCATAATCTAGTTGAATAGATATATCTAAGTTATCTTCATCAAATTCTTCATTTACTGAATCTACTTCATCACCATCCTCTAAATCATTTGTTATATCGTCTATATAGTCCACAGAGGCAAACTTACCACTTTCTAGTAGTATTTCTAATTTTCTTCTAAGTTTCCTATCATTAATCAATAAATTATTAGATATGAATAAGTCTATATAGTCTTTAGTATCCTTTAATTCTTCTAAAGTATCTAAATCGCTCTCTTGTGTTACTTTAACTCTTTTAAATACTGGCGAGACATTGTTTTCTATAAATTCTTCTTTATCATTTTCTGTATCAATAACAAACATACCTTTTTGGTCACCATAATCATTTCTATCCATCTGAAAGTTAGAGCCTATAAATGTGAAGTTCTTATTCCTTTGAACTAAATGTATATGACCAGAATAAACACCTTTAAATCCTTTAAATTCATCAACACCAATCATATCATTGTTTTTATGACCAACTGATGTTAAATGCATTTTAGCACCATTTAAATCAGAATGACAAAGAACATAATCACAATCCTTATTCTCATTTAAATGTCTTATCTGTTCACTCTTTTTCTCAAAATAAGGCATCATAAGGAACTTATAACCATTATACTCTAGTGTTGATACCTTATCGTAAATACTAACACCTGGTATGTACTTAAAAGGTCTTATAGTGTTTATCTCATCGCTACTTCTAGACCAACAGTCATGGTTACCAACAAGTATATGAAATGGTGCTATTTGTGCTATCCTTTCAACTTGATCCATTCCAAAATTTAATAGATTAATGGGTACAACATTTCTATTATCAAAAAAATCACCTAGGTGGATAATTATATCACCTTCTTTTACCTCCCTCTTTAGAGTAGGTATTAAGAAGTCATCAAAGTACTCCTTGTGAACTTTCAACCACTTGTCAGTCTTATTGGGATAACCCAAACCAATGTGTGTATCTCCTATCAAAAATATCTTTGCCATATTGCTTATTTATATAATTATACCATATTTAATATAAAAGTTGTTTTTTTGATTTAATATATATACTAGAGAGATAAAATACATTAATATATAAAATATAAAAAATAACTAAAAATTATGCCATTACCACATTTTACACAAATATCAAACGTAGGAAGTCCAGGTGGACCAGGGACACTCCCAGATGAGGTTGTATATAAAAACCTATTTGAAGTAACCTTTATTTTACCAGTTATCTTACAAGCACAAGGTAGAGATCCTATTCTTTTGCTAGAAAATGCCACTAAAGTAGATTTAGAGGCTGCTGCTTTAACCGCTTTTGATATTCAGAACGTAACGCAACGTTACAAGTATTCTACAAGACAGTTTTTAACCACACCTACTAAAACGTCTGGTGAAATAAATATACCGTTTCAGGTAAATGTTAATCAAGAAGGTGCTATGGAGACTTGGAACACAATGAAAGCATGGTATGATTTAGTATTTAATTCACAGAATGGGTCACTTCACTATAAGAGTGACTTAATTGGGACTATAATAGTTAACCAACATGATAAAAAAGGTGTTGTATTAAGACGTGTTACATTCCAAAACGTTCAACTAAAGAAGTTAGGAGGTTATGACTTAGATTGGAGTTCTAATGATATCATCAAAGAAGTCACTGCAAATTTTGTATGGGATTACTTTATTGATGAATACATAGATCAAAACTTCACTATTAACCCACCATTAGTATCGGGTTACTAATAAATAATAATTTATAAAAAAGCCAAATAATGATTTATTTGGCTTTTTTTTGTTTTAATAATTCATATTTTATTTTACCACAATCATAAACTTTGTAAATATTATTAGATTTTGTGTATTCACTCTCTGTCATAGATGTTTTAATATTACTATTCTTATAGTTGGACTTATGAACCCTCTTACCATTTACAATATATTTATAATCTGGCTTTGTAATATACTTTTCTTCAAATCCAAGTTGTTCGTATAAATTACCATCACTCCAATAGTAATCTGCATAGCTTATAATTCTAATTGGACTCTTCTCATTTATGAAATGTTTTAGTAATTTAGAAGGTGCACCAACTATATTATGGTATGTTTTAGAACAGTATCTGTTTAAATTCCAACCACCTTCTTCCATTTTCTTTCTCCCCTCAAATTTATCGAACGTCATAATAGAAACCAATTCGTCATTATAAAACAAACCTATTTTATATACACTATTACATGTACCTTGTATATGGTTTTCGTTTAGAAATATAGATGAAGCTTTAGTACATATTTCCTTAACAATGCATTTTCTAGCATATACTCTATTTTCTATTTTATTAAGATTATATAGTATTTGAGATTTTATTATTTCTTTTCTATCTACCCAATCATCTTCCCATATATGTATAATCCTTATCCCTCTATCCTTAAAATAGTTTTTCTTTACAATATGATAGTTATTCTTTTTAAACTTGTTAGAGTGGTAATAAAGACCGTTAAATTCAAAGCCTATGCTAAGTTCTGGTATGTAAACATCTATTTCGTATTTATCCCTATAATTCTTAACAACATTATGTGATGATATGCTTTTGACATATTCATATAGTTCTTTTTCCTTAATGGAATCTAAGTCAGAAATAGGACTACATACAGTGCATAACTTATTAGAATTACAAAGCCTACCAAAGTAATTATCAGTGCTTATATCAAAGGTGTGTAATTTATCATCATCACACTTAAATTTACTTATACCATTACCTAGATACTTTACATATAAATTGTTTTTACACATTTCAAAGTTCTCTCCTCTATAATTCTCTCCACCAAAGCAAGAAGCAGAATTGTATTTATCCATCATTGTTTTAGAAAACTTTTCTTTGAACTCATCCGTTTTAGAGTAGTGGGAAACTCCATACTTTTTAAATGATGTGTTTCTAGATATTATATTATATTTTTCAGTCTTTGTAAATGAATCAACACCATACTTTTTAAGATATGTTTCTTTAGACTTATTTACATAGTCTTTGGTTTTGGAATAGTTGTCAACACCATATTTATCCAAACTAGTTTTTTTATATTTTTCTTTAAACTCATCAGTTTTAGAGTAGTGGGAAACTCCATACTTTTCTTCAATTGTATTTTTTACCTTTTCTTTAACACTTGGTGAGTTGGAAGAACATTTGTTAGAACAATATTCTTTATATCCACCTTTCCAAGATTGTCCAAATGATACCTTATTACCACAGTAGCATTTTATGAAATTAGTGTTATTATAAACCCAATGCCAAATTCTTTGTTTAAATGAGAAATCCTTATCCCTAGTTATATCTATTATTTGCTCAAATACTATTGGATAATGTTTGCTTACATAAGATTCTTTAATCCTATTAGGTGAATTTTTTAATACATTCTCTATAAAGTATAATCTTTCTTTTTCCATTTAATTATATAAATTAAAAAGGATAGGCTATAAACCTATCCCTTTCTTAATATTTAGGCTTTGGTATGTTATTGGTCATACTTTGGGCATTTTTCATCATTGAGTTAGCATCAAAGTTAGAAGATTGTTGTTGTTCTTGCTTTCCTTGGTTCTTTTCTTCTTCCTCAACTATTTCATTTACTATCTTAATGTTTTCCTCAAACATCCAAAATGGCCAAGAGTCTATTGAATACTCTTGTAAGTGGAAATGTTTTTGTAACATTAATTTATTCTTCAAGATATGCTTCAAAGGCATCTTGAACAACGAAAATACTTGATGCTCCGCTGGGAAACTTCATGGGTGTGCGTACCTCCTCACCACACTCTGATATTTTTTTAAGTTCTTTAATACCAAATGAAAGCTTGCTAACTGCTGAATTTAAAAATTGGAATGAAACCTCATCCATATCTTTAAAGTCTTTTAGCTTAGCCTTAATACCCTCATATGAGATACTAGTTCTGTTAGCTAATAAAAAAGGAATTATTTTAAGAAAAGCTAAATTAGGTTTTTTATCTGCATTAGTTTCTTGGATTATATAATCACTAAATGATTTCTGTATCCCTATTGTTGGTGGAGCAAGTTCAAAGCTCTTTTTATTAGTTAATTTAAAATTGTAAGTACCATTACTAGGTGTAAAGTATTTTTTAAGACTATCACTTATTTCGTGGAACACAAAGTTATCTCTAACTAACTCAATAGACATTTCCTCTTCTTCATTACCACATGGCGATGGAACTTTAACTGTTAAAGAATTACCTTTTTGGAATGTAAGTTCTCTTATTAGAAATATGGTATATAATCTATCTTGGTCTTTTAATTCCAAATAAGATCCAATCTTATTATCTGGAAACTTTATACGGACACAAGATTGTAACATCCCATTCATTTTTTCAACAACATCATAGAAGTTGTTATCATCTACAGTAGAGTATGCTTGTATTTCAACAACTTCTGCTGGTCTAATCATAAGCATTGATCCACTTGGGTAAAACTTACCACATGGTAGCATATCTACACTAAATGAGAAATATTTTAAATCACTTACTTTAATACCTTCTGAATCTTCACCTTGTTTATAATCACTAGTTGGTATATCACTATTCGTTTGATTATTACCATTAGAGTCTTGGTTTCCTAGGTGTTTTTTTAAGTAATCTTCTTCACTAAGATTTTCTTTATCTGACATTTTTTATTTCTTTTATTTTATATATATTTTATTGTACTTTTCCCTATTTATATACAAATATTATGATAAGTTTAAATATATATTTTACTATCTTAGAGGATTTATTCTATTATTTTATAGTGTTTTTTAATTTCATCTAAATCAGGCATTTCTAAATCATTATCCCTTATAAATGTTTGTAGCCTATCCAACATAACAGTATCCCCGTTTCTAACTATCTCATAGTCGTTAAAATCTTCTATCATAAAACTATTAGCATCTTTGATAAAGGTGTATACTAATAAATTTATTAAGTTAAATTTTGTGTTTATATAACCACTTACTTCTGGGAAGTATTCTAAGTCTGTTAATTTATTATTAGAACAATTGATAAAGCCACCACCTACTATTTGTGGACCACCTTTCAATGATTTCAGTTTATTATTAGAACAATCAAAGCCACTACCTAGCGTTTATGGACCACCTTCTAATGATTTCAGTTTATTATTAGAACAATCAAAGCCACCACTCACATAATTAAATTTAAGAGGTAGATATTTTAAGCCTTTATTATCTAAATATACATAACTATCAACATCAATGCTTAAATCATCATTAATAGTGTAGTTTTTTATTGCATACTTTTCACACACTTCTATAACACCCTCTCTAGTAGTTGGGAAGTTAGGACTGTTATTTTCGAATATCTTGTAAGGTTTTATATGTTTCATTCTATTCTATTATTTTATAATGTTTTTTAATGTCTTTTAAATTAGGCATTTCTAAATCAAATCCTTCTATGAAAGTTTGAAGCCTATCCAACATAACAGTATCACCATTTCTAACTATTTCATAATCTACAAAATCTTCTATCATAAAGATATCAGCATTTTTGATAAAGGTATATACAATATTATTCACTGGATTTGAAGCTAAGTACACACTCTCATTTACATCTGGGAAATGCTCTAAATCGGTTAAATTATTAAATTGGCAATCAAAGTATCTACCTCCTATTTCTGAAACTCCTTTTAATGATATTAATTCATTATAAGAACAATCAAAATACCCACCTACTATTTGCATACCACCTTCTAATGATTCTAAATTATTATCACTACAGTCAAAAAACCCATTTATCGTTTGTGGACAACCATCTAATGATAATAAACCATTACGAGAACAATCAAAACAACCACCTATTGTCTGTGGAGAACCTTCCAAGGATTCTAATGCATTATCATTACAATAGAAATTACCACTCACATAATTAAATTTAAGGGGTAAGTATTCTAGATTTTTGCCAAACAATCTAACAATACCATCAACATCAATACTTAAATCGTCATTAATAGTGTAGTTCTCTATCCTATACTTATCACACACTTGTATAACTTCCTCTTTAGTAGTTGGAAAATTAGGACTATTTCTTTCAAATATTTTATAGTGTTTTATATGTCTCATTTTTATTCTATTATTTTATAGTGTTTTTTAATTTCATCTAAATCAGGCATTTCTAAATCATTATCCCTTATAAATGTTTGTAGCCTATCCAACATAACAGTGTCTCCGTTTCTAACTATCTCATAGTCTATAAAATCTTCTATCATAAAGCTATCGGCTTTTTTAATAAAGGTATACACTAATAAATTTACTGTGTTTCCCTCTATATTTATACTACCACTTACTTCTGGGAAATGTTCTAAATCTCTTAATTTATTATCTTCACAACCAAAGTGACCACCTACTGTTTGTAGACCACCTTCTAACGATTTTAATTCATTAAAATAACAATAAAAACTACCACTTACTGTTTGTGGACAACCTTCTAATGTTTTTAATTCATTAAAATAACAATTAAAACGCCCACCTACTGTTTGTGGACAACCTTCTAATGTTTTTAATTCATTATCATAACATAGAAATGCACCACTCACATAACTAAATCTAAGTGGTAAGTATTCTAAATTTTTACTATATAAATGAACATCACCATCAACATCGATACTTAAATCATCATTAATAGTATAGTTTTTTATTCTATACCTTTCACACACTTCTATAACTTCCTCTCTTGTAGTTGGGAAATTAGGACTAGCACTCTCAAATATCTCGTAAGGTTTTATATGTTTCATGTTTATTCTATTATTTTATAATGTTTTTTTATTTCTTTTAAGTCTGGCATCATTAAATCATTATCACTAATAAAGGTCTCTAGTCTATCTAACATAACAGTATCACTGTTTCTAACTATTTCATAGTCGTTAAAATCTTCTATCATAAAAGTATCCACTTTATTAATAAAAGTATATACTAATAAATTTACTGTGTTTTTCTCTATATTTATTATACCATTTACTTCTGGGAAATGTTCTAAATCTGCCAACTTATTATCACTACAAATAAAATCACCATTTATTGTTTGTGGACTACCTTCTAATGTCATTATATTATTATTAGAACATTTAAAAGAACCACGTACTATTGTTTGTGGACAACCTTCTAATGTCTTTAGTTTATTATAAGAGCAATTAAAAAACCCACCTAATGTTTGTGGACTACCCTCCAATGTTTTTAATTCATTAAAGCCACATAAAAAAGAACCTTCCACATGGTTAAATTTAAGTGGTAGATACTCTAAGCTTCTAGTTAAAAAAACATCATCAGCAACATCTATGCTTAAATCATCATTGATAGTGTAGTTTTTTATTCTATATTTTTTACACACTTCTATAACTTCCTCTCTTGTAGTTGGGAAGTTAGGACTAGCATTCTCGAATATTTTGTAAGGTTTTATATGTTTCATGTTTATTCTATTATTTTATACTCTTGTTTAATTCTATCTAAGCTAGGCATTTTCAAATCAAATCCTTCTATGAAGGTTTTTAATCTATCTAGATAAACAACAACACCATTTCTTAATATTTCAAATTCTTCAAATTCTTCTAAAAGATCATTGAAGTTATCATTTCTGATAAAAGTGCTTATTAGTACATCTATTGGATTTCCTTGTGTGAATATTATACTTGTTGTTGTTGGAAAGTAATCCAACGATTTAATATTATTGTGGTTTATATATAATCTATCAGTTATATTTTTACTAATACCCTTTAATGATTCTAACTCATTATTATGACAAACAAACTCTCCGTTTACAACATTTGGAGAACCCTCTAATGTTTTTAAATTATTATTAGAACAGGAAAACCACCTAGAAACATTAGAAGGTGACCCATTTAATGTTTTTAAATTATTATCATCACAACTGAAAAAACCACGCACATCCACTGGCCCACCTTCAAGTGTTTTTAATTTATTATTAGAGCAATCAAAAATTCCAACATCACGTGGTGAACCTTCTAGTGATATTAATTCATTATCTTGACAATAAAATGAGCCTTTTACATAGTTGAATACAACAGGTAAATATTTTAATTTTATATTTTGTAGGCCTATATCCTCATCGATATCAATATTTAAATCAACATCACCTTCAACATTAATGCTTAAATCATCATTAATGATGTAGTTATATATTTCATACTTTTCACACACTTCTATAACTTCATCCCTTGTAGTTGGGAAATTAGGACTAGCACTCTCAAATATCTTGTAAGGTTTTATATATTTCATTCTTATTCTATTATTTTATAATGTTTTTTTATTTTTTTTAAGTCTGGCATTGGTAGGTTAAAATCTTTAAAGAAATTTTCTAACCTAAACAAATTTATAGATTTATTATCAATTATTATATCATAGTCTTGGAAATCTTCAATTAGCATATCATCACCTTTTATAATGAAAGAGTTTACTATAGAGTGTACTGGATTCCTTTGCAAGTGTATATAATCTGATACATTTGGTATATATTCTAAGTCTGTGATATTATTATCACTTATATACAAATTACCAAATATACTATCTGGACACCCTTTGAATGATTTTATTTCATTCATGTTTAAAATAATAGATCCCCCAATATTTTTTGTCATATATTCTAATGATTCTATACCACTATGCTCACAATAAAAATTACCACCTACTGTTTCTGGGCAACCTTCCAATGAATCTATTGGACAATACCCACAATCAAAATCAATTCCTATTATCTTAGGACACCCCCTTAGTGAAAAAAGTTCATTGGTATTACAACTAAAACTCCCACCAACCTCATAAGGACATCCCTCTAGTGTAAAGAATTGATAATTAGACTCACAAGCAAAATCACCACTTACCTTTCCAAATTTAATTGGTAAGCTGCTTATTCCCTTATTCGCCATATCAACATCACCATCAACATCTATACTTAAATCATCATTGATAGTATAATTTATAATTTCAAATTTTATACATACTTCCACAACTTCTTCTCTTGTAGTTGGGAAATAGTTAGATATATTCTCAAATATCTTATAAGGTT